CAACCACTACAAAAGATCAACACAATTTAGCACAAAGTCCCAACCTACCGTCTATTCAATTTTAAGCATTGCCATAGCCGTACGGTAGTAAAGCTATAGAATGCTTTTTCTAATTAAATATTTCATAATTAAAAAAATTAATCATTTGCGACATTGCAAATGAGGTTCAAATATACGCATTAAAAGTAAAATGGCAAAAATTTATGTAGCAAGTAGCTGGAGAAATCCTTTTCAACAAGAAGTTGTAAATATTCTCCGTGATTTAGGACATGAGGTCTATGATTTTAAGAATCCCCCACATGGGAATGGTGGTTTCCAATGGTCTGATATAGACCCTGATTGGCAGAACTGGACAACTAAGCAATATCAAGAAGCACTTAATCACCCAATTGCGCAGAAAGGTTTTGATTCAGATTTCAATGGTATGCAGTGGGCTGATGTCTGCGTTATGGTTCTTCCTTGTGGTCGATCTGCTAACACAGAAGCCGGATGGATGAAAGGCGCAGGTAAAAGGGTAATGGTTTATTCTCCCGAAAAGCAAGAACCAGAACTGATGTATAAAATATACGATTTTGTGAGTGACAACATATTTCGTATCAACGATAAGATAATTGGAGTATAACAGATAAGATATGAGCAGACTGTCAGACGAATGGTGTTGCATGAATTGTATTCACCAAGAAGAATGTTTGGATCAATATCCTAATTTAAATTTATTAGACTATTGTATACATTACGAAGACGTAGAATGGATAAAGAGAAATTCAACAGAGCAATAGAACTCAACAAGAAAATAGAAGAATACAAAGATCATAAGATGGCACTTGAAAATTCTAACATAAAATATGGTGGTGGATTGATATTTACATACAACAGAATGCACAATGATGTACCATTAAAGGAAGAGATTTTTGGTAAGAATTTCTTTCAGAACTATATGAATGCTTTGGATAATAAGATAGAAACATTGCAAAAAGATTTTAACGAGCTATGACAAAAGAAGAAACCAAGCAGACAGTAAAAGAAGCGGCAATAGAAGCAAGAATGGCAAGTGCCGAAACATTAACTACTTATGGTACGCACACATCACTTGATGATTTTGAATATTTATCTCATGATGAAATTGCAGAAGCCGCATTTGTGAAAGGTACTGAATGGCAGGCAAAGCAATCCCCGTGGATAAGCGTGAAGGAACGGTTGCCGGATGAAAATGAAGACATCATCATTCTATGTAAACATGGTGCGATTTTTAACGGTACATATAGCAACAATGTATGGTTCTGCATGGATGGTTATATCCATGATACGTACAAAGGTAATCCGATTTACTCTTCAATGAGCAGCATACCTTCATCATGGGAACCGATAGCATGGATGCCAATACCTAAATTTGAAGAATAATGAATATCGGAATTTTAGCCGTTGATAGCAATTTCCCCAATTTAGCACTTATGAAAATCAGTGCTTACCACAAAGCAAGAGGCGATCAAGTGGAGTGGTATAATCCCCTATGTGAATACGACAAAGTATATACAGCTAAAGTATTCACTTTCACACCTGACTATAACTATTATATCAATGCCAACCAAATAGAAAAAGGTGGTACCGGATATGATATTGAAAAAGTTCTTCCAGTTGAGGTTGATCGTCTTCAACCTGATTATTCTATCTACAATATTGACTCCAATTTGTCCTATGGGTTTCTGACACGTGGTTGTCCCAATCGGTGTAAGTGGTGTGTTGTTCCTAAAAAAGAAGGGAAAATCTCACCTTATATGGATATTGAGGAAATAACAGCTGGACGGAAGAAAGCTATCCTTATGGATAATAATATACTGGCCTCAAACTATGGCTTGCAGCAAATAGAGAAAATCATCAAACTGGGTGTCAAAGTGGATTTTAATCAAGGACTGGATGCCCGCTTAATCACGGATGAAATTGCCCGACTACTTGCAAAAGTAAAATGGATTAAACGTATTCGCTTTGGATGCGATACGCCGGGACAAATTGCAGAAGTTGAACGTGCTTCCGCTTTGATAGACAAGTATGGATATAAAGGGGAATATTTCTTGTATTGCATCCTTATGGACTTTAAAGAGTCGTTTGCGCGTGTCAACTACTGGAAATCTAAAAGCCGCCGTTTTCTCCCACACTGTCAACCCTTTCGTGATCTGAACAATCCACACCAAATCATTCCACAGTGGCAGAAAGACATGGCGCATTGGGCTGATAGGAAGGAAATATACATGAGTTGCGACTTCAAAGACTTTTCACCAAGAAAAGGATTTTTATGCAAGGAATATTTTAAAATATTGTAAGATGAAATTAAACAAAAAGACAGAGCGACTTATTAAACGTAAAGCCGCTGAACTTAAAAAATTATACGAAACTCCTAATCCCGAAGTAGATAAAATTATTTCTGAATTGAGAGCAGAAGCAACGAAACGTCCACAGAACATGAGTAAGGAAGAAGAGAT